ACTGGCATGAATTACCTCCATATGTGCCTTCTATTGTTTGTTTAGCCAGAATATATTCTTTTACGAAACCACTTCGTACTATATCTGTTACATCAAATTCTATTAACTCAAATGAACCCATCTTTTCTAGTATTCTTAGAAAGGATTTTAGTCCGTTTTGTTTTAAGTCTGCTTGCTGGAAATCACCGCAGAATATAACTCTACAGTTTTCCCCCACTCGCGTTATAATAGAATCCAACTCATGAAAAGACATATTTTGGCACTCATCTATCAAAATAACTGCATCTCTTAGTGTAACTCCTCTAATAAAAGATGTAGTCATAAAGTTTACTAACCCTTTGGTTGTTAGTACTTGGTATGCATCCCCTCGTGAAAACAATTCAATAGAAATATCTTTGTAAGGTTCTTCATACACCGAAGTTTTTTCTTTTTCATTTCCCGGAAGAAAACCTAAGTCTCTTGTTGGAACTGCACTTCTTATTATTACCAGCTTCTCAAACATATTTTTAATCATATCATCGAAAGCTAAATAACAGGATATGAATGTTTTCCCTGTTCCTGCTACTCCATGCAGTACGAGGTGTTTCTCGCTATCAAAAGCTTTTACTTGATTTTGCGTTAAAGGTTCTATTTCCTCTAGGACTAAACTAGCCCCTTGTAGAGTTTTACTTCTTTTTCCCATAGGCATTTTTATATTTTTCTTCGAGTGTCTTTAAGTTTTTCTTCAGAGTACTCGTATAACATCCAAGGTATATAATTTAAATGTAATATACCTGCCCAAGTTCTTCCATCTTCTGGAGGTCTTGGTATTGTAAAAGGAAAATTAATTCCTTTCACCCATAAAAGAGAGGCAACCTCTTTCCTATCAACCTTTCTGATCTTGTAATATTTAAGTTTACACATTAAGGTTTTGTCATAGATGAAGGGGTCGCCTCGTGAGTCAATAAAAGTTTTTCCTGTTTGCTTTAATATACCAATATGGTTTATCAAAGCGTTTTTTAGAGGAAATAGGTCACGGAAGGGTGTCTGTACCCTTCTTATTCCTAAAGTTCCTCCAGACATATTCTTATCGTCTAATAACTGATTATCCAAGAATAATAGCCCGTCAGAATAGCTCCAGTTGTCGTGCGGTATCCGGTACACCGGAAAGGTTACGCGTGGAACGTCCTTGTATGTAATGATCAATTAAGTTACCATTGTAATAAATTTTTATATCTGTACATCCCTGTCCTTCCAACATTTTTGCATAAGTGTAAGGGCCAACGCTATGCATATCACCCCTTCTGCGGTCTTCTCCGTTCTGATGTAGCCAAGTTAAGCTATACCTGCCCATAATAATATATCTCCAAAGATTCCTAAGTATTGATGTAAGTCAATAGCTATTTCTAGTAAATGAAGCCCAATATCTAAACAAAGCAGGTATAACAGTGCTTTAGGATATGCAATTTTTATCATATCGTAAAGCTAACCCCACACCCACACGCATCCTGTACATTAGGGTTTGTTACTGTAAGATAAGACCCTATTAATTCTTCGTTATAGTCTATTGTACTGCCAGCTACAGCCATTGTAGCTGCATCACTAACTACTAGTATATCGTCTATGAGTCTCTCTGTGATTTTTAAGCCATCACAATATCCCCAATCATACTCAAACCCCGCACAGCCACTAGGCTTAAGATTTAAAAGTATGTACTTTTTATCTTTTTCAATACGCTTATAGTTAAGATACTTCTTCGCACTGGCAGTTATAGTCAGCATTTTTTCCCTCATAATCGCTTATTGCGGCTTTTATAGCATCCTCAGCAAGAACGCTACAATGTATTTTTACTGGGGGTAGGCTAAGTTCTGTAGCAAGCTCGGTATTCTTGATCTTACTAGCGTCTTCAAGTGTCTTTCCCTTAACCCACTCGGTAAGCAAAGAACTCGATGCAATGGCGGATCCACATCCGTAAGTTTTAAACTTAGCATCTTCAATGACTCCGTTTTCAGCGACTTTAATTTGTAATCGCATAACGTCTCCACAAGCAGGTGCTCCAACCATACCTGTACCCACGGATCTATCACTTTCAGATAATCTTCCAACGTTTCTGGGTCTTTCATAATGTTCTAATACCTTATCAGAGTAAGCCATATTGTTTCTCAAATTTACCCATTGAGTAGTCATCTCCTATATCGAAGTCACATCCAACGGGGGCTCCTGGAATAGTTATTCCTCTATCTAATTGTATCCAATACTTGAGTTTTTCACTGTATGTATCTATTTCTTCTTCTGGCACTTCTGCAAGAATTGAGTCGTGTACTAATGCAAATATACGAGCCTTCATCTTAGATGCCTGTATATCTGCGTGCATATCTACAGCCCCAAGAAGGTTAATATCACTAGCAGCAGACTGCACCAAAAAATTAAGACCAGACCTAATGCTATGGCTCTTGATACCTGCGTCTGAAGATTTGACATTTGGTAATCTCCTTTTCCTTCCAAAGAAGCTGTAGACGAATCCGTTTTGCTCAATAAATCTATGACTCGTGTCAATCCATTTTTTAAGAGCATGAAAAGATTTAAAATAATCATCAATAACCTCTTTTGCTTCTTGTTGACTGAAGTAGGTTCCGGAGTCTTTAGTAACTTGTTCACTAATCTTTTTAGGACCTGCTCCATACATTATACCAAAGGTAACAGCTTTGGCTGCTTGTCGTGAAGTAGTATAGAATTCTGCTACATCCTCTACCGCACAGTCTAATTTAAAAACTGTTTTAGCAATACTACTATGAAAATTTCCTCCGGACTTAAATACATCCATAAGAGCTTTATCTTTTGCAAGAATTGCAGCTACATATACTTCTGCTGTGGTTAAGTCCATTGCAACAATCTTGTGTCCGTCTGCCGCTTTAATACATCCTTTTACAGCTGGGTTATCCCTAGGAAGCTGTTGCATATTAAGCTTACCACTAGAGCTGAGCCTACCGCTAGTAGTACCATGAAGGTTAAACGATGTGCGGAGTCGGCTATCTCTATCCAGTTGCGGTATGATTTTATCCAAATAAGTATTTTTAATTTTGGATCGTTGACGTATGTCAAGGATAAGTCCAGGAACTTCGGATTGACTACTGAGCTCTCCGAGTACTTCTGCATCCGTAGAATTCGCTCCCGTTCCTGTTTTCTTTCCAGTAGGTTGCAAACCCAAGTGGTCAAAAAGAAGGGAACGTAACTGCACAGTAGAATTAGGGTTAAAATCTTTATCATTAATACTCTCCCACTTTCCTATTGCTGGGTTCTCATATAGCTTAGCAACTGCTTCATCTATCTGAGTCTGCATAAGCTCTTGTGATTTATATAGTCTTGTTTTATCAAAAGGAACACCATTGTCCTGTGCATCCATTAGAAATCTAGTGCCAGGGATTAGGATATTATCGTATACCCACTTTAATTTACCGTTCTCTTTGATTTTCTTAAACTTATCATAAATAAGATAAGTACATAATGCATCCATTGCTGCATATGTTTTCATTACATCAAAAGGAATAGATCCCCACTGGAAATCTCCTTTTAAAATTCCATTTTCTTTTCGGTAATTATCCATCCAATCATACATCGGCTTTTCATAATCCCCATAAGGAGTATATCTAATAGCTAATGTTTTTAGACCATGGTTACCTGGGTTTTCATTGATGAGATACGATAACAACATTGTATCTTCAATTCTTGGAAACCTAAAGTTAAAATGGTACTCAAAAAACGCCATATCAAATTTAGCATTATGAAATACTACTCGCTTCTTATCGAATAACCTCTGAAGTAGTCCTTCAGTTTCTTCATCAAAGCAATCTGTAGAGATATACGCTCCTCTGTGGCCGTCATAACAAAGTGATATACCAAGTATATGCCCATCGCGAGGGTACAGCCCAGTTGTTTCACTATCAAGAGCAATAAAAGTCCCATCGTGTTCAATGGCTGCTCGAATGAAATCGTTACAGTCTCTTGTGTCTTCAATACCGAATGCAATCTTTTCATCTATAATCACCTCCTCAATTTCACCACTAATATACTTAATGATGCTCTGTTTAGATTCATCCCATGTCTTTCTAGCTTCCGGTTTAAAGGTAAGCATAGCGGGATTAATAACTGGCAAGAATTTTTCTTCTACTTTCTTTCCAGAGTATTCTGTTACTGAGTTAATCTTTGTAAAATACTTCAAAGCCTCACTACCAACTAATACAATCCAGTCATATAGTTTTTCATCAATATTAATATCACAATCTCGTTTTAATACTTTCTTTATTGTAGGATCAGAGCAAAGCTGGTATTGATCGAACTCAAATGCACCACCAAACTCTTTTCTGTAATCCGTCCTACTCGGTTTTGTTTCTACTAAGGCAACTTTAGCCATATAACTTCTTCCTTAATTTATCTACTGAAGTTTGAGTTAATGCACCTGGATCTGTATTTTTAAGATACACATTCCGAGCTACGAGACCAACTTTCTCACATTCACTCACTAATTTTTCTGCGGCCTGCTGGCCTGGGTCATCACCATCAAAGAATACTTCTACATATTCTGCTCCTTGTACTCGAAGCATTGATAGTTTTGCCTCATTATAGTTATTTGTTCCAAAACAACACACAGCATTGGTAAGTCCTTTGTCATGAAGGTTTATCATATCAAATATTCCTTCTACCAATATTACTGAGCCTTTAATGAACTCAACAACTGGAAAGAAAGGAAGCTTTGCCCCAGGGGGTGTAAACTTGTACTTAGGGGTTCCTTCTGCTGTATGACGCCCTTGAAACGCGACTATTTTTCCTGATATATCCTTTATAGGAAAAACAATTCTTCCTATAAAGTCTGGATCATGGTGTTGAAATGCTTCAAACTTTCTATAGGTTTCTGGGCGGATATTTCGCCAGTTTCCAATAAAAGGTAAACTATTTTGAGGAAAGGACAAACCAACACTCTCAGAACGCTTTTGTATAAGCTTCTTCTTAAAAAGTTCCCGTCTTTGTTGTAATTGGTTTGCCCTTTCACCAAAATAATTAAATAAATTTCCCTTAAATCCGCACGAAAAGCAATTAAAAATCCCAGTAATTTGATCTATTCTCATACTTGGGTTTTTATCTGCGTGTTCGGGATTTAGACAACTCACTAAAAAATCTCCTCCTTTTGGGAGGAAATAAATATTTTTATCTGTAAGTAGAGTTTCTACATTCACCAGCTAGGGTTCTCATCAAATTGATCGGGACTGTCGTCTCCTCCGAATACAGCTTGGTATTCTTCATGTAGAGAAGGTTGACCATCATCTTCGGGGGGATTTAGTATATATTCTAATTCTTCTTCTTCCTCTTCAAATATAGGAGGATCTTTGGGGGGAGCATTATCTTCCCCGTACCTACCCCGCAAACGATTTCCATCGCCATTGAGTTCAGTTAAATCTTGTTGTGTAAACTTAAAGTCAGGTGCTAATCCCAAAATCGTGTCCCCTCTGGTACCATCCGTGGCGTGCAATACGCCGTTACTAAAGCTTGTGTGCCTCTATATCTGCGGTTACTGTATCGACCCCGCTCAATTCTATCAGAAAAATAATTACATCTATTTATATTACGAAAATACATATTCGCAGTTGGCTCTTTATCTCCATCTATAATTACTACTAACAGAAATGCCATTAACATCCTATTTACCTATATCCTCTACATTATCTTTACTAATAACTTGGTAAGCACCTTTGTTGTAAGCAGGTGCAATAGTATACTCAGAAGAAGCCTCTACTTTCCAGTCCTGTCTAGGCTGGGGCTTATAAGGTGTGAGAGGAGCTGACGGATAGTCAGGGGTCTCTCGTACAACAGGCTTATCATTTGCATGAAGCTGCATATACTGTACCTTACGCTTATTTTGATATAATGATTTATTAGACTTCTTTCTACCACTAGCTGTGTATCTCATACTGCCTTTTACAATCATAAAGCCTCCACATTTTGAATATATATTATACTAGAAATACATACAAATGTCAAGAACTATTTTTAGATGTCGTTAATTTCTTCGCCAGTTTTCTGGTCGTTATCCTCTTTCTCGCTTGGCGTGAGTGCAGTCTCTGGTCCTATCTTTAGTGTTTCCCAATCCATGGTGGAGGAAAAAGAACGCATAGCGGCAGCTCTCATTTTTACACAATTAAATGTAATACAAGCATCTTCTTGTGACCAAGGCTCCATGGCATATGCTGCATCAGCAGCATCCAAGATACCTTTAGCAAATCGAGCTTCACCGCTAGCGTCCGTCTGGTATGGTGAGAATACTGGGGTTTCGTACTCTTGTGCCATACTCTTCAGTGCTTTACTAACTTCTATCTGTTCCGTCCAATCGTATTGACCTCCCCGAGAGGGCATACTTGAACGTTTTACTTGATTAATGTAGTCGACAATAACGACTCCTACATTCATGTCACTTTTGACTTTTTTATCAAGTTCAGCTCGTATCTTGGAGAGAGTAAGAGAAGGATCATAAATTACATCAAGTTGTTGAGTTGGGAGAAGCTCACAACTTTTAACTAATTTATCATGGAACTTATCAAAGTTTCGGTGCTCCCGATACTCTGCAAGTCTCTCTTGACTGTCTGTGTATCTTGAGGCTTGCCAGTCGGCGACCTTTTCCCATTCAGTTATACTGAGGTTCTTTGTGCGAAGCCGAGAAAAAGGAACGCCCGTAGCAATAGAACAACATCTTTGCAGAATTGCTCTACTGTCCATTTCAATAGTGAAATAGAGGGCTGATTTGCCTGAAGAATATACGCTGTTAGCAATGTTAGCACAGGTGATAGATTTCCCTGCCCCTCGGCGACCTCCAACAAGTATCAAGTCTCGGGGGGAGAACGTGATCTCGTTATCGTGGTCAGTATTTAAGCCGAGAGGCAGGTACTTTCCAATGTCATCATCTGGCTCCCACAAGGGAATACGTTGCATAGTCTCTTGCGGTTCTTGAAGGTCTACTTTGTCTTCGACATCAAGAACTATCTGGTGCAGATGTTTGACAGACTCTTCCGCATCTTCAAAAGATATAGAATTGTCAACATAATCCTCAAGGGAGCTGAGAATCTCTTTTTGAGTAAACTCATTCTTGAGGTATTGTAGAAGCATATAAGGCTCTGCATCTACATCGATAGCATCTACAGCAAAGAGTAATTCTTTGGTAGACGTATCACGAATCTCATACTTGAGATCCTCAATCGTAGGGAGTCGATGAAACTTTTCACAATGCGAATCAATGGCTTTAAAAAGCGTATGGTATGCAGAGGGCAAATAATGCTGGCGAGTAGAAGACCAAGACTCAAAGTCTTGCAGGTCTAAAACTTGCTTTAAATAAGCACTTGCTATGTTCAACGATTCCCCCGAAAAGAATACAGCCGCAATGACCCCTCACTACGGCTGTAGAATTAACACTAAATTAAGATGCTGCTGCTTTTTCCTTTTTAGCTGCTCCATCATAGTCAGACGCTGTTAAACCTCTTCGGGTCAACATAGTCTTAACACCACGTGCAGTTTTACCAATCGACTCTGCGATTGCTTCAACTGTCATGTCAGATACATCACCAAGCTCCTCTAGAGGGTCGCTCTTGTTAGAGCCTTTGGTGTGCTCCTGACGGGGGATAGCGTCAATGTCGCCAGAACGTAACAGGCTGAGAGCCTTGCCACGTACACTGTTTACAGTCCGGTCTAATGTTTCGGCGATTGCTTCCACAAACGCGCCCTCATTGACCATAGATACGAAAGTAGTTTCCTCATCGGGAGAGTACGTTCTAACAGTCTCCACTTTGGGAGCTGGCTTAACATGATCGGTAAGTTCCATAGAAAGAATCTTACCTTGTATAGACTTAGCAGTAAATGCTCCGTCTTCAAAGTTACCAGCAATCTGAGCATAGGTATACTCGCCGCTATTGTCTTGTACAAAAGCCGCAAGAGTAGATTCTTGAGTCTCAGAAAAAGCACGAGTGCTCTTTGCTGAAGCAAGTTCTACATCAAAACCCATCTTTCTCAGTTTGCTAGAAACTGATCGTGTAGTAGTCTCTAACTGCTCTGCAGCGTCTGCTACAGTGGCTTGAGATACTGGGGATTCATCACCGACAAAATTTGTGAGCTCGTCGGTACGCTCATCTGTCCACTTAGGCAATGTTGCCATTTTTCTCTTCTCCTAAAAAATCTAATAGGTTGGTTACTATTGTTATGCCCTTATCTTGGGCGGTTTTTGTTTTTGCGGATTCTATTCCTGATTCATTAACAAGAATAGTCACGTCTTTAGTAATTGAACTCTTTACTTCATATCCGTTTTTAGCTAAAACTTCTTGAGCTTGGGCTTTAGTTTTAAAACTTTTCAGTTTACCACTAATACAAACTACTCCTTTAGATACTTGTTGTTCTGACTTAGTAAAGGAGAAACCAAAAGGTAATCTCACTAAATCAAATAAGAACTCATCAAAGTACCAGTTCAATAAATTTTCTGTAGCCTTTGGTCCAAGACCTGCTGCTTTACACTTGTCCGCATTTAGTTCAGAGATGTTGTTTATCTTTGTGGACAATTTTTCAGCTGCTGTCTTTCCAATTAACGGGATACTAAATGCTGGTAATAGCTCATTCATACTGCTTTTCTTAGAATGGGTTATCTCCTGCAAAAGTTTAACTGCTAGTTTTTCAGAGGAAAGAGCATCTCTAATCTCTAGGTAAGTCATATCATAGATAGACTGAAAAGAGGAGAGTCCTAGCTTCTCAATGCTCTTCGGGCCAAGCCCTTTTATCTTTAAGCTCTTTGCAAAATGCTCTATTCGTTTCTGAACTTGAGCAGGACACAAGGAGTTCACGCAATATAGCAGATCATTTTTCCACTCAAGTGAGCTATCACAAGAGGGGCAAAATTCTGGAGCTTCTATCGCTTGCATAAAGATTCCTCTGAAATTGAAAAGATATTATATATAATTTTAGGTTCCATGTCAAGAATTATTTTTCCTCAACTCGTTGGACAATACGAGGGATAATTTCACCACTTCGTATGACCTCGACGTGACAACCAATTTCAAGACTTAACTCCTCGATGTGAGCCATATTATGTAAGGTTGCTCTTGATATAAGAGCGTCCCCAATCATTACAGGTGATAGTATTGCTACTGGTGTAACAACACCTGACTTACCTGTCTGCCACTCAACTCTTGATAGCGTAGTTACTACGCCTTCTTTTTGAACTTTAAAGGCAAGAGACCCTTTAGGGTGATGAGCGGTAGAGCCTTGTTTACTCCAATACTCAATATCATCTAGTCTGTGTACTTCTCCATCAGTTGGGTACTGTGATGCATCAACTGAGTTAACAGTTGAAAAACCAAGCCCCTCTAACCAACTAAGAAGTACAGTCCAAGACTCTATAAATCCATGAGGCTTCATCTCATATGCAACAAAACGTAGTTCGTTGCATCTTGGTATAAAGTCTCGGACTAACTTTAAGTTAAGTGACCCCGCGGCATAGTTTCTCGCATTAGGTATAGAAATAGGAGCAACCACTTCACCATCAATTTGTACTTTCTTATGAAAGTTGATAGTCTCTGGAACTAGAAACTTCATTTTATTTGAAATGTCTACTCCAATTTTTCCGTTTCCACGGGTGGTTGCTCTTACAAACTTCCCTTTATCGTATAGTATGGATACTGCCGAGCCGTCTAACTTCGGACTGCAAACTACCTCTTGTCCTTCATGAGAAGTAATCCAAGATAGTAATTCATCCTCGTCAAATGTCTTTTTTAAAGACATCATTGGGAATGAGTGACGAACTCCAGAATCTGGAGTATATCCTACATTATTATCCTCAGGCAAAGCGTCCCACTCAGCGTCAGTCAAAGGACTGTTACCACCTTCGTAGTATTTCTTTGCAATGGAATTTTTGTTGGTATTCTCACTCATATGTATATATTATACTAGAAAATAGGGTTAGAGTCAAGAAAAATTTAGACTATTCAGGTAAATAAATTGATTTTATCAAGTCCTCAAAGTGCTCTTCAATTATTTCTTTAGCCTCTGCTAAGGATAATATCTCAATGAGGGCACGGAACAACTCTCTTGAGTTGTTAAAGTCGAGGGGCATTGCAACTCCATCAGGCGTAGGCTTCCATTCTTCATTGAAGTCCATGTAATACTTACGAATATGAATATACTCAGTACCCCTAAAAGTATTGACAACCACTCGTACTTGAATTTGTTTTTCTTCGTCATAGTGAATCACATGCTCATAGACGGAAGGTGCTTCATGCAACTGTATCATGGTTCATTCTTCAATACAGAGGACAGCGGCACTACGCTAGTCACATTCTTAGGTTTTAATAAGCGATACGAATCCGTGTCCCAGCAAAACAGTAGCAGGGTTTCTTCGGATTCTTTCGCTCGATTTTTCTTGCCTTGAATGTACTCGGTACTAAAGTCCAACGTACAGACATTGTACTTTAGTTTTTTTGAGTTCTCACTACGATAGGTAATGATTGCATCACCACATTCATTTACAAGAGTGGCTAGTTCGTCCTTTTTCACGACGCTCCTTAGTAGGTAGGTAAAAAATCTTTTACTGTCCTAACCTTTAGAGCAAAAAAATACCTCGGGAGTCTCACCCGAGGGAAGTACTAGTCAGCCATAAGGCCCGCAAAGTATTGTGCGGCTTTACCAGTCATCTTGGATATAATATCCATGTCTGGCTCTAAGCCCTTATCAGTTATAGCGGCTACTAACGTATCCTGTGCGGCTTGCTTAGATACGCGTGTACCACCGGAGGAAGTCCCTCCACCATTCCCCGCAGCTTGAGCCTTTTTTACATAGACTCCTGCTTTGGTTAAAATCATACGAACCCCGTTTGGACTTTCTTCGAGTTCGTCTGCTATCATCTTTACTATCTCCATAGATGTTTCTGGAGTTGGCATCTCTGCCTCGTACATTTCTACTGCTTGTGCTTTTTTATCATCATCCCACGCCATTTTTCGTTTTCCTCTTTGTTGTGGTTGCTGGAAATAAAATCGGTCGCCCATTGGTTCCCTCATTTTTATAGATATTATTATACTACTATTTTAACTCTCATGTCAAGAATTATTTTTGGAATGCCCTAGATTTTTTCTAGATTAATGCCGTACTCTTCCAGGTGAGTTAATTTACCTAAGTCACAGGCTAATGAGGCAGCATAGTATCCTCCTCTTACAAGCTCTTCAGTGTTTTCCCATACGTATATATAATAACACTTACTTGAATACTTTTTTACATAATCCATTTCATGCGCTTCTTTTTCTACTACTGCGGGCGCATGATAAAAAGCAGACCAAACAGTCTCTCCAGAGCTAAACTCTTGAGATACACACTTATCAGGTAAAAAGGCATACCCTTTTCTATCTTCTACTGCTGCAGGTCGTGTAGGTACTCCTACTCTATCAAGTATTCCTTTTACAAAACCTGAAGAACGATATAGTCCTTGAGCAATTTCAGACACAGAATCACCTCGTAGGTAAGACTGTATTGCATCTTTAATTTCTTCTTTGGTTGCTCTTTTACCCTTTAACTGAGCTTTTCGTTGGGCTCTATATGCATTTCGTTCGTTATACTCATCAAGAATCTTGTTTAGACGCGTCGTGTTGTACGCTATGTTCAGGATGCCACACGCCTCCTTCTTCGTAATAGGATTTTCCCTCGATAGTAACTCTTGTACATGCTGTATATTCTCTTGGGTTAGTTTCTCGTATTCTTTCTTTTTCACTCTTGCCAATTAATTCATCCTCTAATTTAAATAATAAACAGCACATAGCGTGTGCTAAATGTGATAAACCTGTTTCTTCATCATTTTCTTCCCCTTCTATATGTGCAAAGATATGACGCAATGCAGCACTTGTATACCTATTTTGTAGGTCTGGTACTTTTCTCCAGTTTTCTGCATCATATTTTTCTGCACCGTAAGTAAGAACTTTACCTATTTCTATCATAGATTTGGGAGGGAGTAAATGTAATTTAGGCTTATCCCCGTCATACTTTCTACCTTCATCTACCCACTCTTTAGGTGGGCCATTGGTAAATCCTCTATCATAATCCACTATCATTATTTCCACGGTAACAGGGTCATACCGATCATATTCAGTATAACCTCAATTAAAATAAAAAATACTGAGCCTACTCCTACTTGCCAAGCCCACCACTTCCAGCCTTCTAAGTTAGAAGCCCAAGTAGCTAATTTACTTTTTCTGGCTTTATCGTAGGCTCCACTCTTTTCACCTATTTTTTCAGCCCAATAGTTTGGACTAACTACGTTTTTCAATCCTTTAAGTAGTTTAACCAGCATCAACTGCCTTCACTACACTTGGGAAATGAGTGCCAATTATCTCCCAACACTTTGTTGCTATATCGGCGTGCTCTTGTTGAGTGCCATTAGCCATTCGTAATTGACAATAATGTATCCAACTACGTAATGTTCCTGCCATATAAAGGGTTGTTCCTGACATACCCTCTGGTAATAATGCTCTGGCCTGTTCTTTTGCAACCCCTGCGTCTAGTGCGTTTTCATACGCATCTCTAGCTTTTTGTAGTATTGAGTGTTGACTCATTGAAAACTCTTCATTTATACGACGTGCTTCTTCATCTTTTGAATCAATTTTAATACTATTCTGTCTATTTTTTGGGTCTTGCAGGCGAGCTTCACGGATTTCAAATGTCTCCGTTTTAGCATATCTTTGACTAAATTCTTGGAACGAAAAGCTTCGGTGTCTTACTATTTGGTGAGAGATATCCCTTGTAGTTTCTATTTCCATAGTAAGAGATACCATTTCAAATGGACTCCAATGTCCATGTTTGATTAGATAAGACAACAACCCCGCTGCTGTCTTATTATTATTTTGATTTTCAGGATTACTTACTCTTGCACAGTAAGCTACAAATTCATCAGCCGAGTGGCATCCTGTAACCGCCGACGGCTTGGTTAAAGAAACTAATTGTACTTTCACTAACTAACATTCTCCATCCTTAACATTAATCTTTCTGCTCGTTTTGTTACTTGACGATACCATTGTGAGTCTCGTCCTTCTACGGCAGCCCTTTTCCAGTCATTTTGCTCTATGGCTTCATTCATCTTTTTGAATTTGGACAGTCTGGGTCTGCCCATGTTAAACATCATATTGACCAGGATTTGCTGGACTTCGTCGGGAAAGGCTCTAAAACTCCCTTCTCCGTATAGAGTACAACATTCTCCCTCGGCAACATCAAGGTCTCTTGCAAAACACGCCCTGACTCGCTCTTCAGTAACTGCTGTTCCAGTTGGCCTTCCGTATTCCTCGTCGTCTTTGAGGATAAGATGACCGACGCCAAAGGTTGGATAGCCGAGATGGTCTTCATAGATTCCATACACTACTCCTTCATCATACTTGAGTTGTTCATAAACTGCTTCTCTGTTCACGTCATTTTCCCACTCGGATCAAGAAGATGTCTTTTTATCCACCCCTCAATCTGCTTTTTTTGTTTTTCTACTTCTTTTCCTTGAGTTTGTACTTTCTTTTCAAGGTCGTCAATTCTTTTTTCTTGAAATCTAAGTCTATCTTGTTGCTGCTCTATTTCCCATGTTCTCATTAATATACCTTTACTAAGTCCCAATTCATCGGCTCCTCTGATTTAATTTCTATTATTTGGTCTTCGTCGTCCTTGAATTTTATGAATTTAGGTTTTAAACTGTAAAACTTTGAAGCCTTGTAGTGCTTAGGCTCCCTACTGTAAATTTCATTACCTCTTTCATCAATTATTTTGGCAGCAACGAAATAGATTGTTAACTTATATTCTTCATATATGAGTGTTTTCCACCAACGTACTAACCAACTATCTTTGACTTGGTGTTCAATTTTTTCAGCTTCTTCACTCATCATCATTCCGACTAAAGAATTTAAAGAGGCCAGACTTCTTAGTTATAGCCTTTGTAAATTCTTCTTGGCTCGGAGCCTTTTCCTGATCGATTTGAAACTCTGCATTCTTTTCTAACCACTCATCTGCCTCATCTGCTGCTTCTGTGGCTTTTCTGTAATATAGTATAATTTCTTTCTGTTGTCTGATAAACCTACGAATCTCCTGTAGGTTGTATGCCATAGCTTCATAGCCTGTGGGAGTAAGTGCAAACACAACAAACTCTCCGCCTAATAATTTTTCTACTTTCCCGATGGACTCTTCGTAATTATTCTTAGTTATTACGAACCAATCGACATTCTCCATCTTTATTTCTTGAGGCAGAGGAGGCTGGTAAATATCAATTTTTACTTCCTCTGTTATTACTTTAACTGGTGGAGGTGGTGTAAAATCTACCTTCGGTAATACACTACATCCACTACTCAGTGCTATCGTAAGCACGCTCACTAGCGGTATCGTCGGCTTCATCTAATTCCCTGCTATCTGCTTCTACTTGACGGAATACTCTGTCCGTCCCTCTATTAATCTTTGGCTCTATCTCCTCTGGATTAGAGCGTGCTGACTGTGTTAAGTTATGCCTTTTAACCATACTCATATACTTACTTTTATCACTTTCTAATGAGTTATTTTTAACAGTTAAATCAGCAAAGGCTTGTGCCTGTTTCTTCATCTGATCCTCTAACTTACGAATCGTTCCTTCGTTAGTCTGAGCAGCAGTCTGAAGTGCTACATTCTGCTGTGTCTTATCTGCAATCTCCATCTGTTGTTGGGTGATGCGGTTGTCTTTTTCATTTATTACTACTTTATGATAAGCGAAACCGGCACCACCTACAACTAGGATGATTGGAAGCATTTTGATCATTCCAAACATACTATATACCTGTTTTACAGAGCCGTTAGTTTCATACTACCTGAATACTTATCCAGGGTGCACATAACTTTTTGTTTTCCCTCTGGAGAGGAAACGACAAATCTGATTCTGTACTCGCCTCGGCTATCCCTGATTCTATCCAGACGATAACGTGTAGCTATATACTCACCTTTTACATTGCTTTTGCATACTGAGAACGCTTTATTTTTATCCATTACTTTTGCGTTTGCTGGCGTTGCAACTAGTAGGGCTAGGGTTCCTAATCCTATTAAGGATAGAACTCTTTTAATCATACTACTTTCTCCTTAAGACTTGGCATTTTTGCCAGTTTTGCTACTTTTATTTGCCCAATAAAAATAGCGGTTATGAGTCAGTTACTTGTCGTCTACTTGTATTTCCCCGCTTTCAACAAGGTAGTCTACTGCATGCTCGATCCCAACTCGTCGACCGACATACCATGAATGAATTCCACACCCTATTAGGCATAAACAAAAAATTATAAAAACTGGTAATGATACTTCCAAATTACTCTCCTTTTAGGTATGATTTACTCCAGAATGTTATATTATATGCGATTTCACATAAAATGTCAAGAAAAATTTTTAGAATGTGGACTAAAAAATAGTTCTTGACATGGAGTCTAACTTTTAGTATAATATACGAATGAGAAAATATACCAAGAAACCTTGGACTATGGAAGAGCGTGGAGTATTATCAAAATATTACTACCTTACGCCCCTGGAGGAACTAATACCATTACTCCCTGGACGTACTCCAAATGCAATAAGGAAGCAAGTTTTATACTTGAGGAAAAGAGGATGGCCATTTAAACGTGAGAGTTAAGGTTAGAAACAATAATGTGGAAAGTGCAGTACGCGTTTTCAAAAAGAAATGTAATGAGGTGATGTTTGAGTACAGAGAACGAGAATATTACGATAAGCCCAGTGCTAAAAGACACAAAGCCAAGCAATCAGCAAAAGCACGAGAGCGAAGAAGACAGCAAAAAGACGATATATTCCAAGGAAGAACAAAAAAGTTCAAACCGAATTTTTAAATCTGCTACTCCTAAATATACAGTTGATTGGTACGTTAAATGGTTTTCGTCAACGATTTTAATTTGTGCAATATCAATAAGATCAGCACAGATTAATCCGTTGTTAGACTTAATACTTTCATTCACGGGAATGATAGGTTGGACATATGTGAGCATAGTATGGAAAGACAGAGCACTAATACTACTAAACGGAGTAGCAACAGTACTACTGGCGACAGGTTTATTAAGCCACTTCGCACAGTAGGGAATTTATTTAAAACACGCAGGATACTCTGGGAAGACCCAGATCCTGACGAAATGTCCATTGATAACGCATATAAA